TTTCGATTATCATATTGTTTGCAAGAAGCAGCCCCCGGATAATTCCGCAGGCGTACTTATAGTCTCCGAAGTCCTTGGCTTTACCCATGGACATGTCTTCGGACAGATGCAGGCGTTCGTCCTTTAGTTTGTCCGAGAGATATTTAAGGATGTCGTCACTCATTTAGGCTCCTTCTGTGTACCTTTTGTCTGTACTTCGGTTTGTCTGCGTGCCTGTTCGGCACGGTTCTTAGCGATATCAACGCCAAGACGTGCACCTTCTAAGTGGTGCTGGGCGTCTATGGCCTCCTTGGCCGCAAGGGTTTTTGCGTCAAGCTGTAGGTTAGCAATACGCTCCTGAGCATCAATGCGTTGGCGGTCAATATCTAGTTGGCCCGCCTTAGTAGTGGCATCGTCCGTAGCCTTCTGCTGCTTGAGCTGGCTGTCTTGTTGGGCGAGCTGCTGCCTAGCTTGAGCTTCCTGCTGTTTGATCTGGAGCTCTTGCTGCTTGATCTGGACTTCCTGCTGCTTGATCTCAATTTCCTTCTGCTGCATCTGGACGATGGGGTCCTGCTGCGCCTGCTGGGCCTGCTGTTGTGCAGCTTCGGCTTGGTTCTTCTGGAGCAGCTGCTGGGCTGCGGCAGCGGCAAGGCGAGAGACCTGAGTTTCTGTCTCTTCGCTCATCTCAGCGTCAGGTGCCGGGTACGGAACGCCAGCCTGTTCTTCAAGCTGCTTACGGTACGCAAACGCCAGATGCTCTTGGACATGCGCAGCGCCTGCGGCCATAATTGACTGCGCCTGCGGGTTCTGACCCATAAGCTTAGCAATCTTGGGGTCCTGCATAGCCGACGTGTGCACAGTTATATGTGCTTCGTGGTCCTGATAAATGAACGCCTTAACCGGCTTGCCATTGAGGATCGACATATTCTCACTGACTGGGTCACGCGGTTTTTCTTCGTCATCCAGCTTGACGAGCTTCTCAGCGTTCGGAATACCCAAGACTTCAAGCATCTGACGATGCAGGTAGGGCATGTCGTACAACTGCGGCGCACCCTGCGCCAACTGCATCACTGCCTGATACTGGACAACCTTCTGCGCCATGGTGGACGCATTGGGGTCCGACACCGGGATCACCGTAACAAGATCGTAGTCGCCCTTCTTAGCACGGGGCGTACCGTCTTCAGGTTCGTAGTCGTAGGACTCGGGGGTGTAGTCGCGGATGATGTCCCGCAGCAGGATGAACTCCTGCTTCATGGCGTAGTGGATGCGGGCCTGCACAGCCGACATCACCTTCAGAGTCCGTTCAAGGATAGCTAGGGTCGTACCCACCGGGCTGTTGGCGGACATGTCGCTAACCTGCAAATCAGCAGCGCCAGCGAATCTACGGCCTTCATCAACGATGGTACCTAGCAGAGTGTAGAGGACCTGAGACGGCTCCTTATACGGGAGCGTCATAATGTTATCTTTAATAGTACCTGAGGCTACGTCTACGTCGCGGAACTCCGCAGGCGCGATAGGAGTGTCGTCGCCTTTGACGCGCAGACCCTTAGTCTTGAAGCCACCGGGTAGATTAGAGAGAGTGCCAGCATCAACAAGCTGGCGAATAATACTGGTACCAGACTTAGCGAAAGCGCCGATAAGGTGAATGAGTCCAAAAGCGTAGAAACCAAAACCCGGAATATATGAATAATGAACGAAATGATTGCGCTTCTGCTTGGTATTGTCATCGGGATGCCAGTTTCTACGGATAGCTAAAACGGTTTCTGTGCCCTTCTCGATAGTGATAACATAGGGCAGGGCAATGCCCGTCTCTTCGTCATCGTCGTCCTTGTCCTCAAACCCGGGCAGGTCGATATCAACGTGCATCTCAAGAATCTTGAAACGATCATCAGACGAAGCCCGGAAGCCCATCTTCTCAGCGATCTTCTTCTCGACCTCGTCAAACGTGTTGGTTGGATCACCAAGGTCCTCATCCCGATAGAACCCAGCAGCCTGTAGCTTCTTGAGTTCATTGGGTGTCTTGCGCATGACGTGCGTGACACGTTCAGCAGACTGGAGGTTACTAGCACCGTAGGGCACGACGACATCTTCAGCCGGGACAAAGATAGAGACCTGCCGTCCGAGGTTTGGATCGTAGTAGACCTTCTTGAAGGCGTTACCCGAGAGACCCAAGCCCCACAGCATCCGCTCGTGTTCGGGGCGGTACTCGGCCATCACGTCGGTCAACTGGTAGTTCATGTCAGCAGCGACACGAACCGAAGCGTCCTTCTTCTCCGAGGTCTCCTTACCGATGATCTGGGTCTTAACCGGGCCAGCGGCGGGGAACGTACTCATCATGGTCTCAGCTTGGAACTTGACCAGTGCTTCGGATAGCAGAGGGTGGTAGACACCACACGCTCCCGGCCACGGCTCGGTGCGGTCTTCGACCTTCAAACCAAGCAACTCAAGGCCGTCCACGTAAGTCTGAATCCAGTCCTTACGGGCGCTAATATCTTCGTTAAAGTCACTAAGAAGGTCGCCTACTAGGCTAGTTAATTCCTTCTCGTCCATCTCGTCGGCAAGGTTAGCGTTGAACTCGTCGTCCTCGTCTTCCTCGACTTCTTCTACGTCGGACTCCTCGCCCTCAATAATAATCTCCAGATCAGGTCCTTCCTGCTCTGGGTCGATTGCGGCCAGACCCAGCGGGGCTTGGTTCAGTGCCTTGTCGATAGCCATCAGTAGTACCCTTCAAACTTACGCCTGAACTGCTTTTTCTCTTCAGGCTCATCCAAGCTTGTCTGTATATACCCACCCTTGCGGAAACGCATCAGGGCCAAAGACACAGAGTCAACATAGTCATCATGCTCACCAGAGGGGAATGACGCAACTTCGTCAATAACTTCCTCGGCCCAGTGGGTACCGGGGGCCCAGACCCTGCCACTGGCAAACAGGTCGGACACGGCGTTCAGACGACTGATCTTGTCGTTGCCCTTGGTCGGGGTGAACTCCTGCACCGGGATGCCCATGGCCCGCATCTCATATATAAGTGGGGCACCGCTGGCCTTCTTCTCGATAATGACCGAGTCAGGCTTCCATTCCTTATATTGCTGGATGGCGACCTGTTTTAGCCGGGGAAACTCCATTCTTTCCCGGAAGGCGTTCAGCAGTATGATGTTTGCCTGCGCTACCCCGGTTGCGTCGGGGTAGTAGAACACCCCCCACAGAGTCAAGGCCGAATAGTCGCTTCGTTGGCTCTTTTCGAAGGCCGTATCCCACGCCATCAGGGTAAAATTGCACTTCGGGGGCTTCTCATCCTCCCAAATCTGCCACCAATCCCGCTTAACGATGGCCGAAGTCTCGGATGTCGGGTTCTGCTGGTACTGAGCCATCCATTTTGAGTTCGGAAGCTCTTCTTTAAGGGCCGTAAGCTCCTCAAGGGACCAAAATTCAGGCCAGAGGGGGTTTCCCGAGGGCAAAAGTGCCGGAAATTCAATGACTTCCCACTCCTCACCGCCTCTTTGGGCAGCTGCCTTGAGCACTTGGCCCGTCAGGTCCTTCTTGGACCACCGAGTCATCACTACAACGATGGCCCCACCGGGCTGGAGTCGCTGCCGGGGTCCCGAAGTGTACCATTCGTAGGTCTTATCGTAGATATCTGGCTGGGTCTCGGCTATCGCGGCCTCCTGTTCGGAGTGCGGGTCGTCGATTATGAGCAGGTCGGCACCCTTACCGGTCACCGCACCGCCAACACCGATGGCGAAGTAGTCACCACCCTTGCTGGTGTTCCACCGGCCAGCCGCCTTGGAGTCTGCCTGCAAGACTAGTTCCGGGAATATCTTATGGTAGTGCTCTGTATCTACTAGGTTACGGACCTTGCGTCCGAAGCCCACGGCCAGCTCTGCCGTGTGGCTAGTCTGGATGACTTTCTTGCCCGGGTCCTTGCCGAGGAACCAAGCTGGCAGCAGGTAACTGGCAAACTCGGACTTAGTATGCCGGGGCGGCATGTTGATAATGAGCCGCTTCAGTTCCCCCCGGGCTACCCGTTCAAAGGCATCGGCCATGCGGGCATGGTGCCTACCCCCAATGAATGACGGCCACATCTGGGCCACAAAGGCCAAGAATTTGTTCTTAGCTAGCCTCTGTTTCTTCAGGGACTCTAAGTGATCCAGCTCAGCTAGGAGCTTCTCCTGCTCTGGTATGGACAGGGCCGACAGTATGGTCGGGATATCTTTAAGTGAGATGTTGTCGAGCAGGTCGGTCAGGGGGTTTCCCCTTCCTCAGTATCCGTCTCGTCCGCACTTTCTTCGTCCGCGCTAGCTATCCCGAGCTCGTCGTCCAAGTCATTGTTCAACGGGGTGATATCTATAATGTCTGCGTTGAGCAGGCGCTTGACCCGCTCCTTGATGGCATTCTCAAGGTCCTCGGGGTTCTTGTAGTTGATGGTAATTTCGCTGCGTTCGGTGAACAGCCCGATGTCACTGTGCTTTCCAAGCAACTCCAAGGCCTTCAGTTCAAACTTAGGGTCGCCGCAGTTGGCGATCTCCATCAGCTTGTTCGTTATGGCAGACCGGGCCGAGGCCACGTCCATAGCCAGCTGTTCCCCGTAAGTCTTAAGGAACGCCGCAGCAGCAAATGCTGTGCTAGGCAGACGTAGGTTCTTAGCGGATTTGTTCTTAATAACCGCAGCAAGCAAGGCTTTTTCGCGTTCTGCGTCTTCCTCTGTGATTTCCAGAGGGGCACCGAGTTCAATTTGAAATTCCGCAGTTGCCCCCGCTACCGCCACCTCCTCTAAGAAGGTCGGGGATACCTCGTCCGAGGTATCGTAAGGAACCGGGTGTTCCTTAGTGGGCTCAACAATAAGTGTCGGCATACGGGTTTGTCTGCACGCCTTTTGGGGCTTCAGTTAACGAAGTAGTACGAAAGAGAAGTTGGGAAGTAAACTGCTAATTTTTTATATACCCCCCGGGGGGTCCGCGTTTGAAAAGGGTACCGGGGGGGTTTCTGTGGTACAGTGTAAGCTAAAGTAGGGGGAAAGATGATTTAATGAGTGAATTAGTAATAAAGGGGGGTACCTTCTTGTTTCTCTGTTTTGGGGTCATACCGGGCCAGTAGGGTCGCCACAACCTAACAATGTTAGGCTTTCCCTAGGTTTTCAGGCT